AGTGGATTGTCATAAGAAACTAATAGTTTCTTGGAAATGACAACCCAGCTGTAGAGAGTAAGTCGTGCAGCGTGAGGAGTTGGTCAGGGTCTTGGACGGAAGACAGATCGTCGTCGAAGTGGCGGGGCCACATTGGGTAGACGGTGTGAGGACCGTGCCATTGATGAAGATTTGAGCGGATATCGTAATAGTCAGGGAAGGAGGATAAATCCTGGACTAATATCGTTTCTAATTCTTCGACATTGACGGAGAAAATCTCGTAAAAGCCGAGCTTCTGATATTCTATTTTGACGGATTTGAGTTCGTCGTAGGACATACCTGAATGCTTGCGTGCGTCTTGATAGGCGCGTCGGCAGAGATTGTGTACCTCGAAGTCGTGACCGGCGTTCGCGTAAGCGATTCCAATAGCGCGGGACATCTGGATGATGGACCATTGGGGGCCAGTAACATAACGTTCGGGATAGGCGAGGGTTGCGACCAGTTTCTTGAGATCTCGTGAAGGCATACCGTTTCGGTTGGTGTAGCCTAGAACTTCGATTTTAGAGCGCATTCGTGTGATTGAGCTTTTATCGACTGAGATGATCATGTGCCAGCGGCGGAGCGCGTAGCCTGGGAACCATTCATAGAACGCAAAGATTCTTTCAAAGTCACCGATGAAGAAGGCGATGTTATCGTCTCCTTGGATGAAGAGTCGGATGAGTTTGATTTCGTCAGCGGTAAAGCCGAATTCAATAAGTCCATCGATGAAGAGGAACAGATTGACGAAAGAATCGAGGATCTGCGTCATGAATATGCCTGAAGGCACACCGGCGAGAAGGCGGATGAAGCCGTAGCCGTCGGGGGTGACGAAGACCATCTTGACGTACCAGAGCCAAATAAACGAAATGATGTTGAATATAACGAATGAGAACATGAGGACATGCTTTGGATGTGTGTCGAGAAGGGGAGTTGCGAACTGTTGATACTTTTTGTTTTCCTTGATGTGAAGGTCATGCTTTGCTTGGAAAGCGGAGCGATGGCGGGAAGCCGTGTATTCGCCTTGTGGCATGTAGCCTTTGTCCACGCGGATAAGCATGGGAAGGAAAGTGCACCAAAAGTGGTAGATGATAGCGAAGGGAGCTAGCTGATCAAAGCGGGACCAATCAATCATAATGAAGGTTGTGTAGCTGTGACTCAAGCGGTTAAGCTCTTGCATACCACCACGGATGGTTTCGTAGCCCCATAAAATGCAATTGGCCGGGAGGCGGCACATTGCCATGAGGGGTAAAGTAATCATAGCTTCATTGAGGATGAAAAGAAAAGGAGCGTTGTAAACGGGCCGAATCTTAAGTTTAGTGATCTTGGAAATTTGTGATCTAACGTAAAGGACAGTTGGGTATTTCATGAGCCAGAAAGCTAGTTTGGAAAGGAGCGTTGGTTCATCGTCGGTGGGACGGGGTTTGAAAGGGTATCCATAGTATTTGATGTTGTGGATGATCGTGCGTGAAGCAAGAAGGACGGCGTTGAAAAAGAAGCCTTTAGAACGAGGGCGTTCGGAATAGTCGAATCGTGACTGCAAGAGAAAGTTGTCTTTCAAA